TATACAGGAATATAGGACGGCTTAACTTTTAGTTAAGACGCAATCTATACACTGTGATCTGATTCATGTTACCCCAAAAGGGTAACCGCTGTCTCAATCAATCAGTGGGGAAGATCCCCGCTCCGATGAATCGGAGATTATAGATTGACGGGTGAGCCAGTGGGGCTCTATAGATTTGTAACCTATAGGCATGAATGCTGGATCTGTAAGCCGAAACAGAATTCGAGCAGCTGAATCTATAATGCAGGTTTGACCTGCTAGTAGATGCATATACTCAAACTTTATAACGAACTTACTCAAGGGTCAGAACAAATCTGGCACTGGGTCTTATGATCCTTCCTACTACAGAAGACTTTAAGTATTCGAGATAGGCGGAAATCACTTGTCATATAGTAGTTTGTTGCGAACTACCTACTATAACAGGCTAACACCCTAACCTATAAGTAAACTTATAGACCAGTGATGGAAACCTATCAGGGAGTAAGTAGTTGCAATCTACTACCACAGAAGTTACTAAAAATTACAGACCTTTGTTTATAAGAACTACACGGAAATTCTTCCGTATAACTCCTAAGAACATCTGGGTCGTAATTCCAGCTATCCTGTGCTGGTAGGCCCGGGTTTTCAATCCGAGTTCTACCATTAGACTTGAGCTCTTTCGTCCTATTATCGACTACCTTCGGAACATCACTGAGACACGTGGTATAATAGCTGCTGTGAATTCCTGTAAAGGGATTCGCACTCAGTTATTACACTACCTATCTCAGGATGGTATCAAGATGGCCGGTGTAAACGTAACCCGAACCGGTTGGCCAAGAGCACTCGGCTCGGAATAGGAACAAAAGGTCATAATAGATACCGTATTACTACGCTACCTATAGACTGTCTTGTTTGCTACCCGAGCCTAGCATCTCGGAAAGACACCCAATTTCAAGAGTATCACAAGTCCTCCAAATAGGAGCAACACTTATGATATAAATGGATTGATGTCTTTCTGGGGCGCTCTTGGTTACCGCATAGATTTAAACGTATTGCCAAAGAGTCTGAACTGGAAGAAATTCCATTTCAGTTCCAAGTCAGGCCCTATCGGGCATGCCTTGGCACCAAGCTTACATGAAATTTACTTTCTCCCGCCAGCTTAGATTGAAAACCTAAAACTGGTTGGAGGAGTAAGCTTCTCTGAAAAGCTTGACCTTTAGCTTAACAATCCTGGGATAGTATCAGTAATCAGAAGACTTTCGTCTTCTATTATTAATCCTATTTCCCGTTTAAGGAAGATCGTCTACTTTCCTGATAAAGAAGTGAAAGTAAGAGTCGTAGCAGAATTAGACTATATGTCTCAGACTGTTTTACGGCCTTTACATTCATGGACTTATCAAGTTTAGAAGAAGATTCCTCAGGATTGTACGTTT